TGTATGGGACAGTGAGGGTGTTCGATATGAAGAACCTAAACTAAAAATGATGGGTATTGAAGCAGTTAAATCTTCTACTCCAGCACCTTGCCGTCAAATGATTAAAGATGGTTTGAAGTTGATGATGAGTAGCACTGAGGAAGATGTAATTAACTTCATTGATAAATGTCGGACAGAATTCAAAAAACTTCCACCAGAGCAAATTGCTTTTCCAAGAACTGCTTCTGATGTGCGTAAGTATTATTCCCCTTCTAGCATATATTCTCCTAAAACTCCCATTCATATTCGTGGAGCATTACTTTTTAATCATTATGTGAAGGATAAAAAACTGACTAATAAGTATTCACTGATTGGTAATGGGGAAAAAATTAAATTTCTATACTTAAAAAAACCAAATATCATTCAAGAGAATATCATTTCATTCATTCAAGATTTTCCAAAAGAACTTGGTCTTGACAAATACATTGACTATGAATTACAATTTGAAAAGAGTTTTGTAGAACCTTTGAAATCTATCCTTGATGCTATTGGATGGAAAACTCACCATACTGTAAACCTTGAATCATTTTTTTCATAATGGATTTACCTATTAACGACGAAGAACTGAAGACAATTGTGAATGCTATGTATCTGGGAGGAGATACTGCACTTTATCAAAAACTTAAACTTGTAAAAGAACTTAGGGAGCAAAATTTACCCTATAAAAAAATTCTCCGTGAAGAATATGGGATGGTAGCATGATAAAACTTCCCATAAATGATCAAGAATTGGAATTAATTATTTTATTATTAAAGAATTCTAATCCTAGTTTACACGCTAAACTTTGGTCATATAAATTAAATTACTTGAATAAGGAAAAAAAATGATGGACTTTCTTAAAGATATTGTAAAAGAAATTGGTGATGACTATACTAAATTAGCATCAGACATAGACGAGACAGAAACTTATGTTGATACGGGCTCATACATTTTTAATGCACTGGTTTCAGGTAGTATATTTGGTGGTGTATCTGGGAATAAGATTACTGCTATTGCTGGAGAGTCTTCTACTGGAAAGACTTTTTTCTCTCTCGCAGTGGTTAAGAACTTTCTTGATACTAATTCCGATGGTTACTGTCTCTACTTTGACACTGAGGCTGCTATCACTAAATCTCTTCTAGAAAGTCGAGGTATTGATACACAACGACTTGTAGTTGTAAATGTAGTGACGATTGAAGAGTTTCGTGGAAAGGCACTCAAAGCAGTAGATCTTTATATGAAAAAACCAGTAGAAGAACGCAAACCCTGTATGTTTGTGCTAGACTCTCTGGGTATGCTTTCAACAGAAAAGGAAATTACTGATGCACTAAACGACAAACAAGTTCGTGATATGACTAAATCGCAACTTGTAAAGGGTGCTTTTCGTATGCTTACCCTGAAACTGGGGCAGGCAAATATTCCTATGATTGTCACCAACCATACTTATGATGTGATTGGTGCTTATGTGCCTACAAAGGAAATGGGTGGTGGTAGTGGACTTAAGTATGCTGCATCTACGATTATCTATCTCTCCAAGAAAAAGGAAAAAGATGGCACAGAAGTTGTTGGGAACATTATCAAGGCAAAAACTGCCAAGTCCCGTTTGAGTAAAGAAAATCAAGAGGTTGAAGTTCGTCTGTATTACGATGAGCGAGGTCTAGACCGATACTATGGTCTTCTTGAACTTGGTGAAGAAGCAGGAATGTGGAAAAATGTCGCAGGGCGATATGAGATTGATGGTAAGAAGATTTATGCCAAACAGATTCTGAAAGAACCTGAAGTATATTTTACCGAAGAAGTAATGCAGCAACTTGATGCTGCCGCGAAACAACAATTCTCTTATGGAACGAATTGAGACTACAATTCTCAGAAACTTAATATACAATGAAGATTATTCCCGCAAAGTCATTCCTTTCATACAACCAGATTATTTTGAGAGCAAATCCGAGAAGGTCATTTTTGAGGAGATTGTTCAATTCATTGTCAAATATGGTTCAGCAATCACCATCGAAGCACTCAATATTGAGGTAGAAAATCGTACAGACTTAACTGAAGAGCAAGTAAAAGAAGTCAGAGAAATCAATAAGTCTCTGAATGATTCACCTGTAGAAAAGCAATGGTTACTTGATACTACTGAAAAGTGGTGTCGTGACCGTGCCATCTATTTGGCACTTATGGAATCGATTCATATTGCCGATGGAAATAATGAAAAGAAGAATCGTGATGCGATTCCTAGTATTCTATCTGATGCTCTTGCTGTAAGTTTTGATAATAATATTGGTCACGATTACTTACAAAATTATGAAGAGCGTTATGAGTTTTATCACAGAAAAGAAGACAAGATTGAATTTGATCTTGACTATTTCAACAAAATCACAAAAGGTGGTTTACCTAATAAGACTCTCAATATCGCTCTTGCTGGTACGGGTGTCGGAAAAAGTCTCTTTATGTGCCATGTTGCTTCTTCCGTCCTATTGCAAGGCAGGAACGTTCTCTATATCACTCTTGAAATGGCGGAAGAGCGAATTGCGGAAAGAATTGATGCGAACCTTCTCAATGTACCGATTCAGCAACTGGTTGATCTCCCACGCTCAACGTTTGAAAACAAAGTAAATAGTATTGCAAAGAAGACACAAGGTTCTTTGGTCATCAAAGAATATCCAACTGCTTCTGCACATTCAGGACACTTTAAGGCACTTCTTAATGAACTTTCTCTCAAGAAGTCATTTAGACCTGATATTATTTTCATTGATTATCTTAATATTTGTGCTTCTAGTAGACATAAGGCAAATACTTCTGTCAATTCATATTCATATATCAAAGCAATTGCTGAAGAACTTCGTGGTCTGGCAGTAGAATTCAATGTGCCAATTGTCAGTGCGACACAAACTACTCGAAGTGGTTTTGGGTCTTCTGATGTGGAATTGACCGATACCTCCGAATCATTTGGTTTACCTGCTACTGCTGACCTTATGTTTGCTCTGATTAGCACTGAAGAGTTGGAGCAACTCGGTCAGATTATGGTGAAACAATTGAAGAATCGTTATAATGATCCCACAATCTACAAACGTTTTATTGTGGGTATTGACCGTGCTAAAATGAGACTGTACGATTGCGAACAGACAGCACAAAAAGATATACTTGACTCTGGAAACGAAGACCAGTATAATGATAATGAAGATAAAAAACCTAAAAAGTCGTTTGAAGGATTTAAATTTTAATGGAAACTGCTAAACACGTTAATTTTGATAAGTATGCTGAGTTTGTAGATGCAGTGACTTCTGATGCATCTAAAGACTTTCTTGCTCTTTCTGACCGCCTAGTTGCTCTTGATGAGAAAGGTGCGAATATTGAACGTCTTCTGACTGCTGCTGTTGGTATTAATGCCGAAGGTGGTGAGTTTATGGAAATTGTAAAGAAGATGGTGTTTCAGGGCAAACCTTATAATGAGGACAACCGTGAACACCTAATTATTGAACTCGGTGACATTATGTGGTATGTTGCACAAGCTTGTATGGCACTGGATACTACACTTGATGATGTGGTTGCTCGCAATGTTCAAAAACTTCTTAAGCGTTATCCTGAAGGTGCTTTTGATGTTTACTTCTCCGAAAACCGTGCTGCTGATGACCGATGACTAAAGAAAAACAAGTAACAATTAAGATGGATGTTCGTTCTGCTGCTGCAGTTCGTCAAATTCTCTTTGAATCGCAAAAAGGTTATACTTATGATGAAGTGAGTGTACCTCCTCGTATCTCTGATATTCGTAATGTAATTTATGACCTTGATGATAAGATTGAATCAATTCTTAACGCAGAATAAATATTTAAAAAAATGTCTTTGATTGGAAAAAGAAAAGGAAGACCGACGACAAGGATTCAATTTGATTTAATTCTTAAAAATTTTAAAGTCTTTCTCAAAAGAGAACTTCGTTTACCCTACGATATTCCAGTCATTCTTATAGATGATGCCGATTTTGCAAAACACATTTCTGCATTTGGTGAAATATCAAATAAAAATGTGATTCATTTAAGTGTTATTAATCGGCATCCAATGGACATTATGCGAACCCTTGCTCATGAATATGTTCACTATAAACAACATATGGAGAAAGGTTTAGATCGTAAAAGTTCTCATGCAGGAAGTCCGATTGAAAATCAGGCAAATGCCAAAGCAGGGGAACTAATAAGAAAATATGGACAACTTCATCCAGAATTATTTGACTTAATGCCCATTAGGTAATATAATTCTTTTTTAGGGGATATAGCTCAGTTGGTAGAGCGCGGTCTTTGCAAGGCTGATGTCAGGAGTTCGAGTCTCCTTATCTCCATATTACTAAATACTTTATATTGTGTGTAGAAGAATACTCATATAAAATAATGAAATTATTTTCAAAATTTATAACGGAAGCAACTGCTGCATCTCAACAGGCAAAAAGATTAGCCTTAGTTGGTGATGGGCATGGTGGTTGGTATAATAGAGCGACTGGCGAATTTGAAGCAAAAACTGTTAATGGTGGACTGCAGTTTTTTAACAAAAGACAAAATATACCTGGAAAAGATCCAGCACAGACACCAAGAGAGAAGCAAATCGCATCCTCTGCATATAATGACCCTGCAATAGGACAACAAGTTCAACAAGTTCAACAAAGTCCTCAGGAGCAGATTCCTCAAGAACAAGTTCCTCAAGAAGAAATTCCACAGGAGCAAGTGCCTCAAAGTTTTCTTCCAGTTGAAAAAACAAAAGGAACTTTAACAATTGTTTTTGGTAGATTTAATCCACCGACAGTTGCTCATCAAGAACTCATGGATACTGCGGCACAATTTGCTGCTGAAGAAGGTGGAGATTATGTTATAGTTCCTTCAAGAAGTTTTGATCCTAAAAAAAATCCACTAGATCCTGATAGTAAAATATTTTTCATGAGAAAATTATTTCCAGATCATAGTGAAAGAATTGTAAATGATCCCAATCAGATTACAATTTTTGATACACTTAAGAAAGCACATAATGATGGGTATGCTGGTGTAAGAATAGTTTGTGGGAGCACTAGAGTAAAGGAGTTTGAAAATTTATCAAATAATTATAATAATCAATTATATCAATTTGATGGAATTGAAGTTTTTCCTGTAGGTGAGATTGATGCTGATAGCAAAGAAGTTGATGGAATAACATCTTCAAGAATGAGACTTGCTGCAGCAGAGGGGGACTTTGTTACCTTTAGAAATTTAACTCCACCTTCAATTCCTAGAAAGGAAGTTATTCAATTATTTGATTTAGTTCGTCAAGGAATGGGAATTGAAGAAATACAGCAAGAAGGATATAATCTTTGGGAAATTGCCCCTAAATTTGACTTACAATCTTTGAGGGAAAATTATGTTTCTGGAAATATTTTTAAAGTAGGCACTATTGTTGAAAATTTAAATACTGGTCTTTCTGGTAAGATCATTCGTAGAGGAACTAATTATTTAATTTGCGTAACTGAAGATGGTATGATGTTTAAATCTTGGATTAAAGATATTTCTGAGGTATATACTGAAAAGCACATGTCCAGAAAAATGAGACTTCCTGGAAAAAGAAATACTTTAGTTGGAACTGATGGATACCGAAAGAATGCAATGGAGATAATGAGAGTATCTAGTATAAAGAATTTCATAAATAGAAATAGAAAAAAGTAAAGTAAAAAGTTTTCTCATGAAAAAGCATATTGCTGAAGATTTACCTGCAAGAAAATTTCCACAGGCATCTTTATCAAAGGGTGGTCAAGAAAGAAGAGATTCTGGTGGTGATTCTAAAGATGGTGAAAAATCACCAGAACAAAGGGTAAGACAAGCTGTATATGATATTAGATATAGAGCAAGAAGAGAAAATATACCATTAAGATCAGCGTATTCTCAGTATATGCAAAATAGTTCTTTAAATGAACAAGAAAAAACTCAAGTAAGAGAAAAGTTGTTTGGTAAAGAAGGTATTGTAAAAGAAACATATTTAAATGATGTTTCTGGTTTGGCAACAAAATCAGTTGCAAAAGCATTATATAATGTTTTTGTTGAACCAAAATCTGAACAAATTGATTATGATCAACTTAAAGATGATTTGGAAGAGGCATCACATTTAAACAAATATAATAGTAATAGTAAAAAATATAAAGTTAGAGTAACTGATAAGAATGGAACTTCTTATGTAAGATATGCCACTCGTGAAAAGATTAATGCATTAAGAGCAAATCCAAATATCGAATCAGTTGAAATGACTGAATATGGTGAACCATATGAAGGTGAAAGATCAAAGGGTGAACAAACTGCAGCAGCGACTTCAGGTAAAGATTGGGATGGTGATGGTAATAAAGAAAGTTCTGCCAAAGAATATCGTGGAGTTGTTCATAATGCAATTCAAAAAAGAAGAGGTGGAACCCCAGATGGCAAAGATACTTCAAGTGTAAAAGAAGAATTTATTGGAGAAGTAAAAAAAAACAATAAACCTAAAAAAACTTACGATGTAATGCGTGGAACGAATAAATCTAGAATTAAAGTAGCTCCTCAAGATGGTGTTCATGAAAATGCATATTCTGAATTTTTAAATATATTATCTGAAAAAACTTTAACGACAGCGGAAAAAAGAAAAAAGGAAGAGATTGTTAAAAAATTAAAACCTAAGTATGGAAAAACTTCAAAAACTTATGCTATTGCTACTTCTGTAGCGAAAAGAGTTGCTGAAGGAACTGAATGTGGATGCGATGATGAAAAAGAAACAAAGATTAAAAATGGTGAAAAAGATGTAGATGATTCAAGATCAATTCCAACTAAAATTAGTTTGTTTAAAAATAAGTTAAGGGCAATGGGTCTTAATATGGATTATGAACCAGAAGGTGAGGTTATTGATGAGAGAAGAAGAGAGGAAAAAGGAACTCCAAGAAAACCACGCGATCGTGCAGTTGAGTTTGTAAAGTCACAAAATAAAGAAGGAATGATGACTAGAAGTGGCAAAACAATTGCTCAACATGAATCAGAAAGAGGTGTTCCTGAAAGTGATCGTCCTAAAAAAGCAGAACAAACAACTGCAGATAGACTTGCTGCAAGAAAACAAAGGCAAGCAGCAGCAGCGGCGGCGGCGGAAAGACGTGAAAGGGAAGAAGATAGAAGACGTAGACTTGGTTAATTCCTAAATAACCCAGGATACTCTTCTCATGGAGGACATTATGGACTTTATTGTAGCGGTTGTAAAACCACTGTTAATTAAAATTGCAACGCATCCATCAGTCAAAAATCTTGTAATTGATCTTCTTGAAAAATATGTCAATACTACAGACAATAGTATTGATAATGTTATTCTTGTTACCGTTAAAGAATTACTCTTTAAACCACAAGATTGAAATAAATAACATAAACAAGTGAGATCTTTTTATAAGGTCTCTTTTTTTTATAAATATCAATATAAAGAAATTATAGGGTAAGAAACATGGCTCTTTGGGGCAATAAAGATTCTTTAAGCAATCTGACTGGAACTATAACAATCAATCTTGCTACGGAAACGGTAACCGGTAGTGGTACAACTTTTGTAACTGCTGGTATTTCTGCCGGAGATATTCTTGTAATTGGTATTGGAGCTACTTACGGTCAAGCAGTAATTAGTGGAATAACTTCTGCTACTATACTATCAATTGGTTCAACCCAATTCATCACCGGAATAGGAACCGTTGGTTTTGGAGCAACTGTTGGAGTTGCTTACACTATAACTCAAAAACCAAAGTATACTCTTGAAGATGGTCAATATTTTGCACCAGATGCAAAATCAAACAGATTCTCTGCGGTTTTTGGTGTAGATACTACCGAACAAACAGTTGCAAATGCTGCTACTGGTAATGCTCGTAAGTATGCACCTGCTCATGCTGGTTGGGTTGGAGTTACAACCTATAATGATATGCACGGCAATTTAAGAGTTAAAACCGAAACTCTTGTTGCTGGAAGTTTCATTACTGGTGATGCTAATGACGATGCTAGATATCCTGATGCTTGATATTAGTTAATATATGAGATTTGAAGAACTGAATAAAGATAATTACTTATTATTTGCCATAAAATATTACGATAATCCTCAATCATTAACGAAAGAAGATTTTGAGAATGACTTGAAAAGATTTAAATATATAAAAAGACTTTTAAATAGATATAAAAATACAAAAAATATTGATGATTTAAAAGTGCATTTAATTTTAAATCATCTTATAATTCTGTTTAATGTTTTTAACGATGCAGCTGTTCCTATGCTTTTTTATAATTTAGATCAATTTCATTGGCCTATTATTAAAAGTTTTCTGATTTTTTTGAATAGGTTACCAGAATATCCAAAAACATTTATTAATGCAATTCAAGAAGATCAAGTCTGTCTTTCATTACTGCAAGCAATTTAATGGACAAAATAGATAAACTTATTTTTATTGTTAGAAATATACGCGAAGAAATGATAATGACAACTGCAACTAGTGCTGGAAAGGCAGGTTTTGGTGGCAGTGCTCAAGGGTTTGATCCTGGACCAACCGCAGGTTATGATAAACCATTATTTGATGGTAGAAGTAGAATTGCAAGAAGACTACCTCCGCCTTATAAATCGGCATTAATAAAAAATAAGAAAAAATAAGAAAAAATAATAAAAATAAATATTAATAGATTTGTTATGAGCAAATCTCATTCATCCACAATAATGTTTAATCAAAATACTTCATCCGACACGAAAATTGCCGTTTTAGAGGAAAGACTCTCATCATATGAGATGATGATGAGAAGAATTGATGAAGCAATTCAACTAATGGGTAAGACTAGTCAAAACATTAGTAAGATGTTGGCAGTCCATGAAGAGAAGATTGAGAATTGTGGTAAGACTGATGAAATGATATCGAATATGATTCATGATATGAAGGAAGAAAATAAAGAGCAACACAAGAAAGTATCTGAAAAAATTCAATCATTAGAAACCAAAGTAGAAGAACTTGCTAAATTCCGTTGGATCATTGCAGGAGCAGCAATTCTTTTATCTTTCGTAGTTTCCCAGTCTCATATGGTGGTGGATGTCTTGACACCAGACCAAGCACCTGTTAAAGTAGAGACCACGAAGTAATACATTCCCTTGTAATGGATTTAATTGACTCCAAGTATATTGGACTTGTTTCATCACGACTACAAAAATTTAAGAGAGTCAAGGCAGATCTCTACAACTTCCGCTGCCCACTATGTGGCGACTCTCAGAAGAACAAAAATAAGACAAGAGGATATATCTATCCTGTAAAGAATAATACAAACTTTAAGTGCCATAACTGTGGAGCAAGTTTATCCTTTAATAACTTTCTTAAAGAGTTAGATCCAGTTCTTCATAAGCAATATACAATGGAGAAGTTTAAAGAAGGTTATACTGGTAGAAACTTTGTGGTTGAGGAACCCAAATTTAATTTTCAGAAACCAGACTTTTTCACAAAGCGTGAAAATTCTAAAAACCTGAAAAAGTTAGACTTACCAAAGGCATCTGAAATACCTATAGCAAGGGAATATTTGGAGAAAAGAAAAATAAATCCAGAAAAGTTTTACTTTGCTGACAAATTTAAGGAATGGACTAATACTCAAAAACACACTTTTGATACTATTGGTAGAGATGAAAGTCGCATTATTATACCAATGTATGATACTGATTCAAACTTAATCGGATTTCAGGGAAGAGCATTGGGTTCAAACTCTGTTAAATATATCACTGTGATGCTTTCTGATGACGCACCGAAGATTTATGGATTGGACCAAATCGATACTTCGAAACCCATTTACATCGTTGAGGGACCCTTCGACTCCACGTTTGTACAAAATGCTGTTGCTATGTGTGGGTCCGACGTTGATATTAGGTCGTTTAATTGGAGCGATTATATTTACGTTTTTGATAACGAACCACGTAATCGAGAAATCGTCAACCGAATATCAAAAACCATCAACAGAGGTGATAAAGTAGTGATTTGGCCTACAACTATTCAGCAAAAGGATATCAATGATTGTGTGCTTGCTGGACTTAATATTATGAATGTGTTAAAATCAAATATCTACTCTGGTTTAGAAGCAAAAATCAAGTTTAACAATTGGAAGAAAATATGAGTAACGGAACAAAAGTCGTTAAAAGAAATGGTGCTACTGAAACTTTGGAGTTGAATAAACTCCACATAATGGTAGAAGAAGCATGTAAAGATCTTGCAGGAGTCTCTGCAAGTCAAGTTGAGATGCAATCAGGTATTCAATTCTATGATGGAATTACAACGGCAGAGATTCAGGAGATTTTGATTCGTTCTGCTTCTGACCTAATTGACCTGGAGCATCCAAATTATCAGTTTGTCGCAGCACGTCTTCTCCTGTTCGCTCTTCGCAAGCAGTTGTTTGGTCGTATGCACGAATGTCCCACAGTTAAACAACACGTTCTTCGTGCCGTTGGTAGAGGTGTCTATGACGCAGAAATTCTTAATTTGTATACAGACGAAGAATTTGAAAAACTTGATTCCTTTATTGATCATAGTCGTGACTATTTGTTCACTTATGCAGGTTTACGTCAAGTTGTTGATAAGTATCTTGTGCAAGATCGCAGCACTGGAGAACTTTATGAAACTCCACAATTTATGTACATCTTGATTGCGGCGACAATCTTTTCTAAGTATCCTAAAGAAACACGTTTAGATTACGTGAGGAAGTATTATGACGCAATCTCAAAACACAAAATCAACATTCCAACCCCCATCATGGCGGGAGTGCGAACTCCGCTTAGACAATATGCTAGTTGTGTCCTTGTTGATGTTGATGACACCCTCGATAGTATCTTTACTAGTGATATGGCTATTGGCAGATACGTTGCACAGAGGGCGGGAATCGGCATCAACGCTGGTCGAATCCGTGGCATCAACAGCAAAATCAGAGGTGGAGAAGTTCAACACACGGGTGTTGTACCATTTCTCAAGAAGTTTGAAGCAACTGTCAGATGTTGTACGCAAAATGGCATACGAGGTGGATCCGCGACAGTCCACTTCCCAATCTGGCACCAAGAAATAGAGGATATCTTAGTATTAAAAAATAACAAAGGAACCGAAGATAATCGTGTTCGTAAGTTAGACTACAGTATTCAAATCTCTAAACTTTTCTATGAACGATTTATCCGCAACGAAGAAATCTCACTCTTCTCTCCACACTCTGTTCCTGGTTTGTATGATGCTTTTGGCACTGATCGATTTGACGAGTTATATGTATCTTATGAACGAGATGAGTCTATTCCAAGAAAAACTATCAGTGCTCAAGAACTCTTCTTGGATCTTCTGAAAGAACGTGCCGAAACTGGTCGTATTTACATAATGAATATTGACCACTGCAATTCTCACTCATCATTCCTTGATAAGGTTGAAATGAGTAACCTTTGCCAAGAAATTACTCTTCCAACTAAACCACTTCAACATATTGATGATACTGATGGTGAAATCGCTCTCTGCATTCTTAGTGCAATTAATGTCGGAAAACTCAGAGACCTTGAAGATCTTAAAATTCTCTGCGATCTTTCTGTTCGCTCTCTTGATGAACTTATTGATTTTCAGGGATACCCAGTTAAAGCAGCAGAAATTGCCACTAGAGCACGTCGTTCACTTGGTATAGGTTATATTGGTCTTGCTCACTATCTTGCCAAGCACGGGGAGCACTATGATGATCCTGGTGCCTGGAAACTGGTTCATGATCTTACAGAAGCATTCCAATATCATCTTATTCAAGCAACCGTAAATCTTGCGAAAGAGAAAGGTGCTTGTGAATATTCACATCGTACTAAGTATGCACAAGGTATTCTCCCAATTGATACTTATAAGAAAGATGTGGATGAAATTGTTCCTAATGAGTTGAAGTATGATTGGGAAGCACTTAGAGCACTGGTTAAACGGTACGGAGTTAGGAACTCAACACTGTCCGCACAGATGCCTTCGGAGAGCAGTTCCGTTGTGTCAAATGCCACAAATGGAATCGAACCACCTAGAGGATACTTGTCCATTAAAAAGTCCAAGAAGGGTCCGCTTAAGCAGATTGTTCCTCAGTATCAAACACTTAAGAACAATTATACGCTTCTGTGGGATATGCCTAGCAATCGTGGTTATATCAATGTGGTTGCTGTAATGCAGAAGTTCTTTGACCAAGCAATTTCTGGAAACTGGTCTTATAATCCTGAAAATTATCCAGATAATGAAGTTCCCACTTCAGTAATGGCACAAGATCTATTGACAACCTATAAGTTAGGTTGGAAGACAAGTTATTATCAGAATACTTATGATAATAAAACTGATGAGGTCGTTGAAGAGAAAAAGCAAAAACTTGAATCTCTTCTTGATGATATTATGAGTACTGAAGAGGAAGACTGTGAAAGTTGCAAAATCTAATCCCGTTAAATATAACAGTTGAGTTAGTTTAGTAGAAAAAATTATGACATTCAGTTTCAAAACCAATTCACAGGAGAAGAATATGGTCGAATCAATGACCGTTTTCAATTCTCAAGAAGTAGATACCAAAAAACAACCTATGTTTTTTGGTTCTCCACTAGGAATCCAGAGATATGACACTTACAAATATCCAATTTTCGATAAACTAACAACTCAACAACTAGGATATTTTTGGAGACCTGAAGAGGTCTCTCTACAAAAGGATAGGGGAGATTATCAGTCTCTTCGTCCAGAGCAAAAACATATTTTTACCAGTAACCTGAAATATCAGGTAATGTTAGACTCGGTTCAGGGAAGAGGCCCTGGTATGGCATTTGCCCCATACTGTTCACTGCCCGAACTGGAAGCGTGTATGAAGGTATGGGAGTTTATGGAGATGATCCACTCTCGCTCATACACTTATATCATCAAAAACGTTTATTCAGACCCATCTGAAGTTTTTGATACTATTCTCAGAGATGATCGTATTTTAGAACGTGCTATGAGTGTTACTCAGGCATACAATGATTTTATTAACAGTGCTCATCGTTATGACAATTCCGATGAATGGGTTCACGCATTAGAACAAGTCCCATACGCACAAGAGGCAAGATATGAACTCAAACGTAAACTGTTCCGCGCAGTTGCAAACGTTAATATTCTTGAAGGTATTCGCTTTTATGTCAGTTTCGCTTGCAGTTTTGCTTTTGGCGAACTCAAACTTATGGAAGGAAGTGCAAAAATAATCTCACTGATTGCCCGTGATGAGAATCAGCACTTGGTCATCACTCAAAACATCCTGAATAAGTGGAAGGAAGGTGATGACCCTGAGATGGCAAGAATCTGTAAAGAAGAAGAGCAGTGGGTCTACAAGACCTTCGAAAGTGCAGTCAATCAAGAAAAACTTTGGGCAGAGTATCTGTTTAAAGATGGGTCGATGATTGGACTGAATGATAAACTTCTTCAGCAGTATGTTGAATGGATTGCAAATCGTAGAATGAAGGCAATTGGACTTCGCCCACTTTATGATATTCCTGCGAAGAATAATCCTCTTCCTTGGACGGATCATTGGATTTCTTCTAAAGGACTTCAAGTTGCTCCACAAGAAACGGAAGTAGAATCCTACATAGTAGGTGGGATTAAACAAGATGTTACCAAAGATACTTTCTCAGGATTCCAACTATGATGAATGGTGCGAACAGGAAATCCTGAACGCATATCAGCAGGCAGCAGAAAGTGATGAGTTTCTGTTCGGTGATTATGATTACGAAAAGGAATGGTTAGGTAAAAAAACTGATGATGTAAACTGAGGGTCGGAAGACCCTCTTTTTTTATAAATAAAATTATAAAAACATAAAGAAACAATGTCTAGAATTACGGGAACTGATGCTTTCAATATGATGGAAGCATATAATGCTGTTTATACTCCTCAAGAACTTACTGAAGATCAAGTTTGGGAAGAAGTAGAGAATTGGGTAAATTCACTCGTAGAAGAAGGTTATGATCTCAGTGAGTATACATGGGAAGATATGTATGAGGCATATTTGGATGAAATGGGACAGCCTGGAGGAAATCGTCCTGGTGGAAGTCGTCCTATTACTAACGCACCATACCAATCAAGATTTGCTCGTCCAATGAATGCTGGAACTCCTCAACAAACTGGTAGAGGAACTGCAGTTTCTAGACCTCCAGTTGGTGGTCTTCCCGCTAACTATAGAGGACAAGAACTTCAACAGGCAGCAAGAGCAAGAGCATCACAGGTAGGAACCACAAGACAAGGAACTGCTGGTGGTCCTACAGTTGGTGGAAATACTCCAATTCGACCTGCTACTAGACCTGCAGCAACTGCCCCAGCAAGACCTGCTGCACCTGCCCCAGCAAGACCTGCAGCAACTGCTCCAACACAAAGTAGTGCAAGACCAACTGCTACTCCTGCAACTACAACCGCTCCAGCAACCACTCCTGCTGCCCCTTCAAGACCTTCTCTTAGATCTGATATTGCAGATCTCCAAAAGATGAGACTTGCTTCTCAAGAACGCCAGAGAAAGGGTGGAGCAACTGTTGTTGGTACTCAAATGTCAAGTTTTGATCCATTTGATATTGTTCAAGGTTATCTTATTGGTGAAGGTTATGCTGAAACTGAAGAGGCAGCAGCAGTCATTATGGCAAATATGAGCGAAGAATGGAAAGAACAAATTCTTGAGTCTGGATATTTTCCTACCAAGGAATCTCAAAGAGAAGATGAGGCAAAATATAAAAAAGGTGGATCAGAAGTAAAGCATAGAACTGCTCAGACTCAAGCAAGACCAACTCCTTCTAAATGATTGATTAATTTATAAAAGTTCTGAGAGGGTCATCAAGACCCTCTTTTTTTATAAATAACTAAAAAAGTAAGAAAGAAACATGAAGTCTTTTAGTCAGTTTTTGAAAGAAGAAGAAGCAAGACAGGGTAGATTACTTAATCGTAAAAATCAGGCATATAAAGACATTAATAACCCAAATCCTGGAAATCGTGGATATGCAACTGATCTAACTCCAACACCTGCATCTAAAAGATTATCTCCAGGAGCGCCAGAAGCACCTAAATCTTCTCCTGGACAATTAGAAATTCCAGAACCAAAAACAACAAAAGTTTCTGGACAAAGAGTTAGAAGTGCTGGGGAAATGCGCCAGCCATCTTTAATTACGAAATCTGGTGGAGCACAAGATTTTACAAAGGCGGGTAAAGGTAAAGTTCCATTTACATCATCCGAACCAGTAAAAGCAACAAAGCGTCTTCCTGAAACACCTACAACAGCACCTAAGACTTCTCCCGGACAAATGGAGATTGATTTTAATGCAAAACCATCTTCTTCAAAACCACCTTCATCATCCACTACAACATGGAGACCTGGTGGAGAAAATGTAAAGAGTACATTCCCTAAACCTGCTTCAACTCCTTCAAAACCACCTTCATCATCCACTACAACATGGAGACCTGGTGGAGAAAATGTAAAGCGTACATTCCCTAAACCTGCTTCTACTCCTTCAACACCTTCACCTTCTGGAGGAAAACCATCAACACCTTCACCTTCTGGAGGAAAACCATCAACACCTTCACCTTCTGGAGGAAAACCACCTGCTGGAGCAAAACCAACTGGAAAATTTGGTAAAGCACTTAAAGTACTTGGCCCAGCAGCAACTGCTCTTGATGTGGGTTTAAGCACCGCAGACGAAAGAGCAAAAGGATCTGGATGGGGAAGATCTCTTGCTAAAGGCGCTGCAGTCGCTGCTGGAGGACTTGCAGGAGGTGCTCTAGGTGCTATTGGTGGAGGTGGTATTGGTAGTGCTGCTCTTGGCACTGCTGGTGCTATCGGAGGTGCAGAAGCGGCAGGAAAGGCATTTGATGTTGCTGCTGGTGCAAACGCTAAAGAAAGAGCAGCAATGGCAAAGGCAAATCGTCAAAGTCAAGCAGGAACTGCAATTAAAGGTATTGGAGGTAAAACAACCTTTGATACCAAAAAGAATACAATGACCACAGGAACTGGATCACAAAGAAAAACGGTTGGTCTTGCTAAAACTGGTGTTGTTCAGCGTGGTGGACAATCAGTTGCGGGACATCTTGCATATAAAGGTGGTCAAGCAGTGTATAAGGCAGGCCCTAGTGCTCAATCACTTGCTAAGACTTCTTCAAATCCATTAGAAAGAATTGGTAGATCTTTATTTGCTGGTGCATACAAAAAGCATGATACTGCAAAAGCACAACAAGCACTTACAAAAGCAAGACAGTCTGATGCCGCTCGTAATAAAGCATTGGGAGTAAAGGCACTTCCTGGCAAGTGATTTTTATAAATACCTTTATAAAAAGGTATTAAATCTATAACCATGTCTAAGATTTCGCAAGACTTCATTAATAATCTTGGTTCTTTATATGAAGAAATTCATGTAAAAGATCAAGATTTTTTAAATGAAGAATCTGAGTATTATGATGAAGAAGCAACAGAACTTGTAGAAGATATTTTGTCATCTGTTTCTTTATCAATGATCTATGAAGGATACAGTGCAACTGCTGTAATCTCATTTCTTGCAGATTCATCAGAAGAAGAAATCATCGAGAAGTATTTAAATTTTGATGAAAGTGTTCTTAATGAAAGTACTGTTTCTGAAGAATATATTGAAGAGCAATTAGAAATTTTAAATGAATTTGTAGGTGCTCTTTTTAGAGTTGGTAAAGCATTAGCTAAAGGTGCAAAATATGCAAAAGGTGCAAAAGGTGCAGCACCTTTAACTAGACTTGCATCTGGTTTAAAGTCCGCAGGAACAGCAACTGAAAGAATTGCAAAGCAAGGACCAAAAGCAAGTTCTGTTGTAAGATCTACTCTTTCGAAAGGAGTTCAAAAAGTAAAAGATGTTGCTAAAGGTGCAAAGACTGCATTAACAGGACCAACTGCAAAGAAAGTGGCATTAGGTGCTGCTGGATTAGGTGCTGCAGGACTTGCAGGTGGTGTTGGTGGATATTTTGGTGCAAAATTAGCAGGAGCAGGAGCAGGATCAGGTAAAGATTCTGGTGTTCAAGGAGCACCTAAACCATCTCCTAGTACAGATAGTTCAAAATGGAACGCTTCTGCAGCATTAGGTGGTAAAGCAGCGTTTAGTGCTGGTGGTGGGGCAGCAAAGATGAAGCAGAATCCAAATATGACTGCTGCTGATGTTCAAAAACAGGGTATGATTAATATTCGTAATAAACCAGCAACAGCACCTTCTACATCTTCTGGATCTGGTGCTCCTTCTTCATCTTCAGGATCTAGTGGAAGTGGAAGACCATCTCCATCACCAGCAAAACCAAAAGCAGATCAAAAAGCATCGGGAGATAGCAATCTTACTCCAATGCAACAGTGGGCAAAGGCAAATCCAACTCTTGCCGCTAAAGTAAAACCAGGACAGTCTGGTTATGGAGAAATTTCTGCGACTAGAGATAAACCAGGTACATCAGAAAAGAAAGATCAAACTCCAACTATTGGAAAACCTGAAGCAAAAATTGATACTTCATCAGTTGAAGCAGATATTAAAAAGGAACAAGAAAGACTGAAGAAGAAAGCAGCAGAAACTGCAAGTACTACTAAAGAAGCGTATGAGATTGTACTTGAGTATTTAATTGATACTGAGCAAGTTGACACACTCGAAGAAGCACATTATGTAATGTTAGAAATGGATGCTGAAACTATCGGAGATATTGTTGAGAACTATGAAGATTGTTTACTCGCTGAAGAAGTTGAGGAATGGGTAAATGCACTTGTAGATGAAGGATATGATCTTTCAGACTATACATGGGATGAAATCATTGAATACTATATGACTGAAGCAAGAATTGATGATGACAAAACAGACGACGAAAAGAGAACAGCAAGAAGTGAAAGAGGTACAATTGGATATATGCATCCTTTTACCAAAAAAACTAAGAAAAAAAGAGGAGAAAAGACTTTAAGTTCTACAGGTAAATATTCCCAAATGCTACATGATAAAAAACAGGCGCAAAGAGAAAGAGATGGTGATGAACAAAGAAGAAGAGATAGAGATGCTATGAGTAGAGGAACTTGGGATAAAGATTGATTCAATTATAACAGATTCAAAGGGGGCTTGACAAGTCCTCTTTTTTTATGTAGACTACCTTTGTCCCGGTTGAAGATGAGGCTTTAGATAATCTTAGAGGACTTAAGAACCACGCCATAAATTCTTTCAGATTCGCTCATATAAAAGGTTCCGCCAATATTGGTATTATAATATTCTTCACTTAATAATACATTACGGTTAAATTGTTCATAAGTTTCATAATAACTCATAGATTTCTTATGGGGACATAGGTAAAGGATTTCTCTAAGGAAATGTTCTTTACCTATTTTTTTTACATCTTCATTAAGTTCATCACAAGATCCGAAGTAATTTTTCCAATCAGATTCTTCTGTCTTTCTTCTTCCCGTTTTTTTATTTTTTTGTCTTGTCCAGAAATGTTTTTTTCCAATATATTTTCTATTATTCGTAAGATTCGTAATCATATAAACAAACCCTTCCATTCCTTTGGGAACATCGGTAAAGACCTCCCCATTATATTGCCAATCCATAAGAATTCTTTATTTAACTATTTAGATTTGCCTTCAGAGACAAAAGATGATAGAGTGGACGGAGTTGGTCAATCTCTAAATACTATGACAACACTTGAAAAAACTCTTTGCAATTCTCATGATTGGGCAATTGATCGTATTCATTTTTTGTGTGAGTTAGAAGAAGAAGAGAATGCTTATTCAATTCAATCTGAGTTTCGTGAGTGGTTAAATCCAGATATTTTAGAGC